CCTTCAGGCAAAAAACGCTGCCAAGCCGTATGTTAAGATGTTAAGACCCATTTAATATAAGAAATAAGGTATATTTTGGTTTTTTTAAGTTTTTTTGTGTATGTGTTGATTTATAAGGGCTGTGTATTTTTTCGTTTATTTTCTTGTTTTTTTGGGGACACTTGGTTTTGGGGTGTTTTTTTTGTGGGGACAGTTGGTTTACGAAATAGTTAGCTTTTAAATTTGTTTTTTTTGATTATTTTAGTTTTAACGGTAAAACAGGTGCAATGCCTGCCTTACCTTTTTGCTTTTAACTCGGCTAGTTCTCGTTCTATTTGATTGATGCGTTCTTTTTCCTGTAAAGCTGATAAAAAATCTTGTTGTTGGTTCTCGGGGAGTGATTCCATTAGTTGATTCATTATATATAGGCGACGGTCTATTGTATCGGTGCTGTTTTTATCTCCAAAGCCTGTGATTAACCATTTTAGACTGACGTTCTGTTGCTTTGCGATTCTTTCGCAGGCTTCATAGGGGATTTGTCCTTGTTGTCTCCATTGCGCTATCTCTTGCTGATCAATGTCTATTGTACAGCGGCTAAGGATGGCATCGGGTGATACGACACCCATAACCGCTGGATCAATGGCTTCTGGCGATGTCTTAGGCTCTTCACGGAGCATGGTTCCCTTGCCTGTTAGTAGCCAATCCATGCTTATATCTTCAAACTTGTTCGATATGCGAACAATAAATTCTATATTAGGACATCTCTTGCCGTTTTCTATCTCTGACATGGAGCTTCTTGGAATGCCAACAAGTTTAGAAAACTCATTTTGTTTCAATGATTTAATCCTGTTGATTAATTCTGGATATGGAATTATTATATTCCCCAAGATACCTTTAAGCGGTAAACATTAATAAAGATACCTTAATGGAGGGTAAATGCAAGCAGGTAAAGAAAGGCTACAGCAGGTTCGGGCTGGATTTATTACGCAAGGGCTGAGTTTGAAGGCTTATTGTTTGGATAACGACATTGATCCTAGTAATGCGTCCAAAGCATTAGTCGGCAAGTGGACGGGCATAAAAGCAACCGCGTTAGTTAATTTATTAATTGATGCGTCAAAGGCTGATATTGAAAAAATAAGGACAGCTAAGAATGCGAAAAGGTAGCAACCAAATAGATACAAAGGTAGCAACCAAAGGTAGCAACCTAGTTAAAAGTTGCTACCTTTCAATAAAACAAATGAAAATCATAAGGTTATCATTATGAATGATAAAAAACAGGACTGGATTAATGTAAAAGAAGGTAGCAACCTATTGGGTATTAGTTTGCAAGCTGTGAAGAAAAACTGCAAAGCCCAAAAATACACCACCAAAATGGTATCAGGCAATGGCGGCAAACAATATCGCATCCTATTATCCTCCCTGCCGCAATCGGCACAGGACAAATACTATGCCGAAAAAACCGCGCAAGTTGTCGCTGAAAACACCCCTGCTATCGGTGAAAAAACACAGCAAACAATGGCTGAACAAGTTGCCGAACGGCATCGCTTACGTATGCAAGGCTTACAGCGATATAACGCGCTATCAGCGGCTAAAAAAGCACCTGCTAAAGCCAAAGAATTACTGATACACGCTTACCTACAGCATCTGCGTGAAAGCAATCTGGGTCGCGTCGCTGCATTATATGACTTTTGCGAACAACTGAATGCAGGACAGATCAACTTACATAATCGCGTTATGCAAGCCGTGCCGCTTAAATTTGGCGTGCCGCATTTAAACGCGGGCACCTTTAAAAACTGGGTGTATGACTACGAAAAATACGGGCTGATTGCTTTAGTCAATAACTACGGCTCACGCGCTCATCAAAGCATTATTGAAAGCAATGAGGAACTTAAACGCTATGTCATTGGGTTTATTCTGAAATATCCCCATGCCCAAGGCAAAAAAATCAAAATGGCAGTGGCAGCGGAAAAGCCCCATATCAATATTGTTAGTGATAAAAGCATTAATCGCTATATTAAAGAATGGAAAAAAGAGAACGGACAAATTTGGACCTATATCACCCATCCCGACAAATGGAAAAATATTTATATGTCGGCTATGGGGTCGCATTTTGAAGCGGTCACCGCATTAAATGGCTTATGGGAAATGGACTCAACGCCTGGCGATTGGCTACTCAAAGACGGACGGCATTCAGTGATAGCCTGTATCGACATGTATAGCCGTCGCGTGTGCTATTACGTCGCGAAAACCTCTAGCGCGGATGCCGTATGCCGTTGCTTTAGAAAAGCAGTAATTGCGTGGGGATTGCCTGAGCGCGTCCGCACCGACAACGGCAAAGACTATGTGAGTAACCGCTTTATGGACACCTTGACCGCGTTGGAAATACCCCAAGACCTGTGTGTACCCTTTGCGTCCGAAGAAAAAGGCACGGTAGAGCGTCAATTTAGAACCATGCTACACGGCATACTAGAACTATTACCTGGATTTATCGGGCATAACGTAGCACAAGCCCAACAAATACGTTCCATGGCAAGTTTTTCCGAGCGCATTATGACCAAAGGCGAAGTCGTTGAAGTGGAACTCACGGCGGCTGAATTACAGACTATCTTAGACCGCTGGGCGGATGTGATGTATGCCCAAGACGTGCATTCTGGCTTAAACGGCAAAACCCCAGCCCAAATGGCAGCGTTATACAGTGGCACGATTAAACGTATCGACAACATCAGAAGCTTAGACATGTTGCTCTCAGAGCCAGCGGGTACGCGAACTGTCAACAAAGGCGGCATACGCTTTAATAACTATGACTACATTGCGCCACAACTGGCGGATGTGATCGGTAAACCCGTCAAGCTTTACTACGATGAGCGTGATATTGGTAACTTAGTGGTTTATTACGAAGAGGAATTTATTTGTATTGCCCGTGCGCCTGAACTGACGGATATATCACGTCAAGAAGTCGCCGTAGCCACTAAGAAAGCGCAGAAACGCAAGCAAAACGAACAAGCCAAAGAACTCAAAGAATTTAGAAAAGAAGTTTCCAACAATATACCTGAAATAGTCATGGCGCACCGCGAACAACAAGCTGAAAACCTAGTGATGTTCCCACGCCCAGCCGAAGACTACAGCACGCCTGCCTTAGAACAAGCCGCACAGGCGGAGCGCAGCTTAAGCGGTGTCGCAGATGAACAACCCGAACCCGTTGCAACAAAACCTGCCTTGCCAGTAAAAGCAAAGGTCATTGAGCTGATTACGCCCAAGCAGGAAATCAACCTATTAGATATGAATGATGCACAGAAATATAAATACTGGCAACGCTTAGCACAAGAGCTAAGCACTGGCGGTGAACTGGATGAACGTGAATTGAACTTTTACCAGCGATTCGCCCAAACCGATACCTATCGTTTGATGCGTGATGTAGAAAAAGATTTAGCCGCACAAAACGAAAAGTAAAAGACAGGCAGAACGCCTGCCTTAACCCGTTTATCACATAGGTAGCCGCCTATGGATAAACTTTTTAAAACACGCTAAAAAAGAGAAAATATTATGACGACTTTAGATAAACAGCGCAAGCAGTACACCCTAGAAGATTGTATTTTACCCCCTGCCGCCGTGCGCAAAGTCAAACCAACGGGCATTCAATATCATGGCAAGCAATATATGCACACTGATTTACAAGCGTATATCGGTCAGGAAGTGATGCTGTTTAACGTCCGCCCAAAATATTTATTGGTTTGCATCGGATCAGAACTGATTTGCACCATTGAATGCGAACCACAGCCCCATTTTAAAAGTGGCGAATTAGTGACGCTCAAGGGTTCAGGTAATACGGGCATGGTGTTGCAGTGCGATTATGTCAATCAATTCTACTTAGTACAAATTGAAGGCGATCAATACATGAGCCATCTACACGTCAACGAACTACAAAAAAACCAAGGAGCGACCTTATGAACAATACCACTATTGCCAACCTTGCTAACGTCTCACTGTGTGCAACCGCATTGGATAGAGCCATCAACCGCCCTATTCACCTGCCCGGTATGATTGTTTTTTACGGACCCAGCGGCATAGGTAAATCATTCAGTGCCGCGTATTCAGCCAACCGCACCCAAGCCTATTATGTGGAATGTAAGTCCAGTTGGACACGCAAAGCCTTTTTACAGGCAGTACTACACGCAATGGACGTGATGTCTGCCAAAACCCTGCCAGAAATGACCGACCAAGCCTGCGAACAACTCGCTTTATCGGGAAAACCGCTGATTATTGATGAAATGGATCATATTGTGGAAAAAAAGGCAGTCGAGATTATCCGCGACTTATACGAAGGCTCACAAGGCACCATCTTAATGATTGGTGAAGAACGCCTACCGAGCAAACTGAAATACTGGGAGCGATTTCATAACCGCATCCTTGAATTCATTCCTGCGCAACTGGCGGATTTGGACGACACGCAAGCCTTAGCAAAAATGTACTGCCCTGAAGTGGTATTGACCGTTGATTTATTAACAGAAATAACCAAAAAATCCAAAGGCTGTGTGCGCCGTATCTGCGTCAATATCGAGCAAGTGCGCCGCGTCGCCATGGATGCCGGCGTACCTGAAATAAGTCTCAGTGATTGGGGGACGCGTGGATTTTATACAGGTGATGCGCCCAAGCGTCATCCTTAAACCCTGTTATTAACTTTTATCAGAGAGAAACAAATCAGTGAGTCATCTACAAACCACACGCTATAGCAAGCGTGAACATATCTGGCACAAAGTAAGAGAGAAACAGCGATTTAGCGTTACTAGCTTGCAAGCCAAACTGCCGAGCAATATCAGTAAAGACTGTGTACGCGATTACCTGATGCGCCTGTGTGCGGCAGGCTATATGCAACGTAATAAAGGCGTTAGCCCCATCATGTACACATTAATCAAAGACTGTGGCGTGAGTGCGCCGCGTTTACGCACCGATGGAACCGTGGTGCGCTTGGGTGAGGCGAACGAAAACATGTGGCGATCAGCGAAAATATTAAAATCATTTGATTGGCACACCTTAATGCTCACCGCTTGTACTGAGACTGTACAGATAAGCCCTAAAACCGCACGGGCTTATGTGGAAGCACTGGCTAAAGCGGGGTATTTATTTTGCATTAGACCCTCAGTACCAGGTACGCGTGCTATTTATCGCCTTAATCCGCGAATGAATACCGGCGCACGTCCACCGAAAATACGCCGAGATAAAAGTTTGTATGACCAGAACTTAAATAAAGTAGTGTCTACAAAAGGACAAAACAATGAACCAAACAACTGAAGCAAACTGGCTCGCTGTTTTGCGTGAGCAATGCAATACCAGCAGTCAGAAAGTGGTCGGCATGAAAATAAACTACTCAGCCGCCGTGGTCAATCAAGTCTTAAAACGCACTTATAAAGGCGATTTAACACGCGTTGAAAGTGCAGTAAAAGGTGCTTTTATGAATGAAGTCGTCGATTGTCCCGTGGTGGGCGATATTGCCACCCACTTGTGCCTGAAATATCAAAAACAAAAATTTTCATCCATTAATCCGTTATGCGTACAGCTGTATAAAGCGTGTCGTAATGGATGCCCACACAGCAAACTATAAGGAGCTGATATGAGCCATACAAAACATCATCCCGATAAACAACAACTGCGCCTACAAAGCAAACGTATTACTAACGCATTAAAAATCCTGAACACCGTGGGCATTGAGATTATGACCATTGATTGCACCTATGCCATGCCGCGTATCGAAGTCTTGCATTGCGCTGGCGTTGAGCGACTAAAAGCCGAAAACGTAGGTAAAGGGCATACCCTTTTAGGGTCGTACACACGCAAAATGGCACAAGTGCGAGGCTGTCAAGTCGAATGGAATGAGTGGGTGAATTGATGATTACTAGCAAGCAGATTGCAGGCAACCAAAAGCGCAGCATGCGCGCGATGATTAACAAACTCGATGAAATGGCAGCGGCTTATACCGACATTGATACCTATATGGGCGATCAGTGTCAGCTATTGATTGATGAAGCAGAGCTGTATTTAGAAAAACTGCAAGCGCATATTGATGAAGGGTCAATAACGCCTAGCGGAGATTATTAACACTCTCGTTCCCACGCTCCAGCGTGGGAACGAGAAAACACTTTTTAAAACAACAGGAACAACAATGAACCAAAAAACAACCCTACCCACCGACTACTTAGAAAACGCACAAGGCTACCTTGTACCACTCGCCAGCATCAAGCCACTGGACAAACTGCGCGACGACTTAGTCAAAGAAATTATTGTGGGTGCGCTAGATATGCAAGCGCAAATGAGCCAATTTAAAGCGGCAATCCTTGGCGACATACACGCCTTTATCAGCCTAGCCGCCGAACAATACAACACCAAATTGGGCGGCAAAAAAGGCAACCTATCACTGGTTAGTTTTGATGGACGTTACAAAGTCATGATAGCTATCAGTGACACACTGGCATTTGATGAACGCTTGCAAATCGCAAAACAACTGATTGATGAGTGCATCCACGAATGGACAAAAACCAGCGATAGCAATGTCAAAGCCTTAATAGAACACGCTTTTCAAACCGACAAAGCTGGAAATATCAATACCAGCCGCGTCTTAGGGCTGTTTAGACTGGATATAAACGATGAACGTTGGAAAAAAGCCATGGAAGCCTTAAAAGACAGCATCAGCATAGCCAGCTCTAAAAGCTACATACGCTTGTATAAGCGGGTAGGCGACCAAGGCAAATACCAGCAAATCAGTATGGATATGGCAGGACTATAAACGCTACTCGTTCCCACGGTCTCCGTGGGAACGAGCAAACCACGCAAAACACAAAAAGGTAAAATCATGAAAAGTCACAGACAAAAACGAGTCACGCACTGGTTAAAAAAGCAGGCATGGACGACGACACCTATCGCGATTTATTAGCGCAACTCACTCACAAACGCAGTGCCGCGTTACTAAGCAACACCGAACGCTTCCATGTTATACAGCACCTACGCCGTGCGGTTCCCAAACAAGCCCACTACCGCAACCGACCCAACAACACCGACAGCAACGCGCAGATGCGTAAAATAGAAGCCCTATTGGCAGAAGCTCACTACCCATGGAGCTATGCAAAAAAAATTGCCCAGCAAATGTACGGCAAACAACAGTTAGAATTTCTCAATAGCATCGAACTAACTGGCATTATTACAGCACTGATAAAAGATGCTAAAAAACAAGGGCGGAGTCTGGGTTGAGTAAAAAACGCTTTATACAACAAGTGATAATACGTAGCCTACCGACTGTGGACAAACTACCCCAAGCAATAGGCTATGCAGAAAACCTATGGGACGCGCTCAGCAAAGCCAGCTACGGTGAAAAACCACAAGCACAGCCGCGCGCAAACAAAGATTGGTACAACAGCTTAAGCGCAACACAAAAACAACACTTTGATAAATTCTGGCAAGCCTTCAGATACAAACACGGGCGTGATGGTGCCGCAATGCGTTGGGCGCAACTGGGCGAACTCGACCAAGCAAGCTATAAAAACATCATCAAAGCCGCTGAAGCAGAAGCCTTGCGCCAACTGCCGCAAGGGCAAAGTCGGATAATGGCACAAGGCTGGTTAAATGAAAAACGCTGGCAAGATTACCAAGCCCCTAAACATGACAACAAAAAGCAACAAAACAAACACATAAACCAGTTAATAGGTGAACTAACGGGATTAAAAACACTGTATAATCAAAGCCGCTCCGAGGCATTAGCCCCACAAATTGAAAAATTAGAAAAGGCGCTTGAAAATGCAAGAAAACAGACAATACCCTGAAATATTACAAGACCTAAAGCGGCATATTTTAGCAGAGGGCAAAAAACAAGCACTGACTGATGCAACCGCCCAACAAATCGCCCACCGTGCTACCGAACAAATACGTCGCGATTGGGGCGGACTATCGGTATATATACCGTTGGGAATGATGTATGCGTTAAGTGAGCGCGACCAACAGATTTATGCGGATTTTACAGGCAACAACCATCAGCAAGTTTGCAGAAAATATAACATCAGCCTGCAATGGCTGTACAAAATTATTGCCACGCAAAAGCGCATTGATTTACATAAAAGATAGAATGATTTGTTTGCGTAAATAGATAGGAACGAGAAAACGAGAAAAAAGTTTGACAATAGCGCAATAGCGAGAGTAAGCTAATCACGCACTGGCAAAATCCAGTGTCGGGATTAGTACCCCGCTATTAACCAAAGGTGCCAGCGCACCGAATGCGCTTTTTTTATGCCTATCAATTATGATGGGCTGGCACAGGTCGCTTTATGCGAGCCGCTTTACCTTTGGTGCGGTAGTACTAACCTGAGTCAGCCCGTCGCCCAATAGTACTAAGCGACGGTCTTCTTAACTTTACCAAAGGAAGACATTATGTCTACGAAAATTCAACACTATCAATTTCACACCCATCAACTTCGCGCTATGCCAGATGAGCAAGGTGAATCTTGGTTTATCGCTAAAGATGTATGTGAAATATTGGGGTATAGCAACTCAGCAAGAACAATTAATGATTTATGCAGAAAGTCAGGTATACGTAATACGTATTTACCAATGTTTTCAGCTAATTACAAAATGATAGATGAAGGCAACCTCTACCGCCTGATTATCAAATCCAACAAACCCGAATCCGAACCCTTTGAAAACTGGGTTTGTGATGAAGTCCTCCCCAGCATTCGCAAAACAGGCAGCTATCAAGCCGATAACCTACTCACTAGCAAACAACAGCAACAATTTGAAGCCCTGAAGCAATACGCCTTACGCGGCAATAAAGTCTGGTCTGGAATTGCACGCTATAAAAAAATGGGGTTAAATCATGCAGAAATTGGCAGACTGTATAGCAGACCAGATGGAAGACCTAGGAGCCTGTTTAAGAAGCTTACAAACGCTGATCGGCTGTGTAGATAAACAGGCCGCCTTAAATACTAACGACCTTTATTATCTCATCGGTCTAGTCACCGACAAACACCAAGCCATTCTTAACCAACTGTAACCCTGCCCTATCGTTGGTCTCGTTCCCACGCTCCAGCGTGGGAATGCCTACCGTAGGAACGAGAAAACGAGAAAAAAGTTTGACAACAGCGCAATAGCGAGAGTAAGCTAATCACGCACTGGCAAAATCCAGTGTCGGGATTGCAACCCCGCTATTAACTAGGTGCCAGCGCACCAAATGCGCTTTTTTTATGTCTATCAGTTTATGATGGGCTGGCACAGGCTACCTTCGGGTAGGCCGTTTACCTAGTAGCGGTTGTTGCAACCTGAGTCAGTCCATCGCCCTATTGCAACTAAAGCGATGGTCTTCTTAACTTTACTAGGAGACATCATGTCTACGCAAATTCAAAAATACCAGTTCCATTCCCATCAATTACGCATTATTCCTGATGATAAAGGCGAGCCTTGGTTTATCGCTAAAGATGTTTGCGATATTCTTGGCTATGCAAATGCAAGGGATGCCATTGGAAAATCTTGCCGAAAAGCGGGTGTAGCTAAAAGCTACGTCCCAGCATTATCAAACACTTACAATCTGATAGATGAAGGCAATCTCTACCGCCTGATTATCAAATCCAACAAACCCGAATCCGAACCCTT